GAGCCGGTCCACGACGCCACCGCCGACGCCGCCCTCGTCGATCGCGACCAGCGCCGGCCTGAACTCCTCGATGGCGTCGATCACGTAGCCCACGACCGTCATGGTGTCGTCGCCCTGGTACTTGCGGATGGCCACGATGTCCCGCCCCTGCCGCACGGCGATGACCGTGCTGTCCGACCCGAACCGCGCCGGGTCCACGCCGATGACGATGGGCGCGCTGACGTCCTTGTACGGCGCCCGCGCCATGGCCTCGTCCACCGTGCGCGAGCCGATGAACTGGTCGTCCGACGCGTTCGGAAACTGCCCGTACACCTCAACGTGCGCCTGCGTGCTGTCCGGCCCGTATTCGTCGATGATCTGCTGGTAGACCTGCTTGTCGGTGCCCTCGACCTCGCGCGCGTCCACCATCATGTTGCGCCAGAAGTCGCGTTTGGAGTTGAAGCACTCGTAGAAATACCCGCTGTTGCGGCGCGGGTTTGAGAAGGCCAGCCAGAACCGGTGCGGCGTGTTTTCGGTAAAGAACCCCGCCGCGACCGACCAGATGGCGTCCACGATGCCCGACGCCTCGTCCAGCACCAGCATCATGCCATCCACGTTGTGCGCGCCCGCGTAGGCGTCCGGATTCTCGGCGCTCCACAGCCGCCCCTCGACGTACCAGTAGCGGGTGCCCTTGTTCAGGTCGCGCTCGACCAGCTCGGCCAGCCATTTGGCCGGCATGACGCGCGTCGCGCTGATCTCAAACCAGTGGTTGTTCATGGCCATGCTCAACCACTTGGATATTTCGGCCCATGTGATCGACCGCAGCTGCGCCTCGGAGTTGGCCGACACGATGGTCGTGGACCCGATCCGCGTGGAGATGAACCAGATCACCAGCCAGCTGACCAGCGCCGACTTGCCGATGCCGCGTCCGGAACTCACGGCCATCCGGAACGTGTCAAAGTCCACCTTGCCGTTGTTCTGCCTGATGTGCTCGGTCAGCTGCGCCAGCACCTCGCGCTGCCACCGGCGCGGGCCGTGATAGTGTTCCAGCGGCGTGCCGCGCTGGCCCCATGGGAACACGTACAGCACGAATTTGAGCGGATCGTCTTTGAGCGCCGGCGACCATAGCCGGGACATCAGGAGCTGTTCTTCCTCGGCGCTATAGATCGTCGTTTGCATGTTTCACGTGAAACGTAGGTGTTACGTCGATGAGGTCATGCACGCGCTGTTGCGCCTGCTCCAGAGCGGCCGTGATCGAGATGCGCTGCTCGACGTCCACGCTGATCTGCTGCTTGGCAACCCACCCATGTTGGTGCTGCAGCACGGCCAGCGCTGCCTTGGTGTCGCCCGCCTTGGCGGCGGTGTACAGCACGTCGGCCATCTCGCGCTCGGCGTCGGCGCGGCCTTTTTGTTCGGCCATTTCGACCAGCGGGTCGAACTCGCGCAGCATGCGGTATTCGCTCGGGTGCATTCCGGCAGCCAGCGCCAGCGCCTCGTTTTTGAGGCCGCGCTTGGCCGCATCGTACAGCGCCTCCAGCCGCGCCTCGGTGGCGGCCAGCTTTTTGCGGGGGGCAAGCGGGAGTGAGTGGAAGCTCATGGCGGTATGATAGCGCGTTTGGTTGTGTGTTTGCAAGCTGATGTTTTGCGGTTTGCATAAAAATTTTTTACGTTTGCGCTAAAATAAAAAAAAAAGTTTTTGCGGATCCTGCGTGACCGGACACCCCCGGGCGCCGGGCCCCTCCCCCCCTCCTCGCCGCGCCCTGCCGAGGGCCGAGGGCCGAGGGCCGAGGGCCGAGGGCCGATGGCCGAGGGCCGAGGGCCGAGGGCCGAGGGCCGAGGGCCGAGGGCCGAGGGCCGAGGGCCGAGGGCCGAGGGCCGAGGGCCGAGGGCCGCTAGTTCAAAACAGCGTGGCCAAAAGTATCGCGCCACGCACGGCCTGCAGAAACCAGTTCGCGCTCGAAGTCATCGCGCGCCACGCGTGCGTTCAGGTATGCGCAAGCTAGATCCGGAGAGGCTAGCTTCAAGCAATCGGAGAACCGAGTCTGCGGCGTTGGGGCTAGATCGAATATTTGACTCATGAGCGCCTCACGCTTTGCGTTTAGCGCGTCCAGCTTGTTGCGTTGTGCTTTAGTTGCTTTTGGCATGTGCTTTCTCCATTGCTGATGATTCGTTATAGCAAGCCAGCGATAAGCTGTCAAACACTTTTTTACACTATTTTGGCTTGGCGCGCATGTCCGGCGCCGCCGTGGAGGGGAGGGAAAATATGCCTATAGTCTTTTAGGTCAAATAGTCATGACTATTCTAATCGGCCAATATACGCCACTGTTACATTGTAACATATACACCTAACTACAAAACCGTATTAGAGAAGTAATGACTATTTGACTATAACAGCAAAAAACCTTTTGTTTACCGCCCATTCCCCTAGGCAACAGCGCCGTCGACATTGGACCGCGCCCATAACTATCCATAGCCGAAAACCATAACAAATTCTTTAATATTTACATCTGATATTATTGACATCTCATATACCACATTTTCGCCACATATTAGTCACCCGTATACATTCCTATTAAGGCAGAATTGCCACATTATAGTCTCGCTAGCCATGCTTTTTCAATTCTGTTTGCCCTACTATATGTTGCAACTGAAATCGCGTCGCGTTGACTATTTGACTATTCTGCAAAATATCGTTTGACAGTATCCCGCCAATCTGTCAAAGATAGTTTTGTAAACACCGATACAAAGGACGTCACATTATGATCCAAACCGCACAAGAGATGCTAACCGCCTTGAAGCGCAATTGCTTTCGTGGCGTGATTTTATATGAAGGCGCGTCACAGATAGACGGCGCGCCGATTGTCGTAATTGCTAACCGCATCACGACGGCTAGCGACAACGCTAAGACTGGCGCAATGGTCCAAACCTTTATAATCCGCGCCGATATCGATCCAATGTCGGCGCTTAAATCCGGCGACGATGCTAGCGTGTGCGGCAATTGCCAGCACCGCCCGGCGAATGACGGAAGCTGCTACGTCAATGTCGGCCGTTCCGTCATGTCTACATACAACGCGTACAAGCGCAATCGTTACGCGCGCCCCGGCGTTGACTATGATCCAGCCATCTTGCCAGATCTGTTCGCTGGCATGATTGTCCGGCTTGGTACATACGGAGACCCGGCGGCCGCGCCGTTCCAGATCTGGCGCCGCGCGACGCTGAAAACTATCGCGCGCAATGGCTATACGCATCAATGGCGCAACCCCGCGTTCGCCGCGTTCAAGACGCTTTGCATGGCCAGCGCCGACAGTGAGACTGACTTTCGCGACGCGCACGCCATGGGATGGCGCACATTCCGTGTGCGCGCGCCGGACGCGCCAATATTCGCCAAACTTGAGGCTGCTTGCCCCGCGTCGCACGAAGCCGGCCGCAAGGCGTCATGCGCCGATTGCAAGGCCTGTGGCGGTACCAGCGCCAAGGCGCGTGTGTCCATGTCCATCATTGCGCACGGCGCCACCGCACGCCGCTTTGCCGCGCAATCCCCTGCCTAACCGGAGAACAGCAACCATGGTCTATCATATCACGAAACAAGCCAATACCGGCGGGCGCCGCTGGTGCTTGTACGCGATCCCGACCGCCGGCGGCGCGCCGACGCTAATCGGCCGCTACGCTACGCGCCAGCAGGCGCACACGGCCGCGCGCCTCTTGGCGGGCCGCGCTGGCACAATCGTTTTCAACTGAAAGGAAACCGAACCATGATCATATCCGATACCGCCGCGCGCGCACTACAGGCTGCCACAGTCACCAAGGGCCGCAACAAGGGCTTGTTGCTGGCCAAGGCGCCCAATAGCCGCACGCTAGCCTATGCGGCGTGGCAAGCGGCCGTGATGACGTGCAACCCGTACAAGGCCAGCATATGGGGTCAAATAATGATGACGGCCGAACAACGTGCCGTGTACGAAGAGTTATTGCACATTTTCGATACACTCAAAATCCGCAATCTGGACCGCGACCGCAATGCGCTTGAGCGCTTAGGCGCGTGGTAACAAAACGCTTGACGGCGGCAAGCCGTCAAGCATATCTTTACAACGCAAGAAAGAGGGCAACAGCATGACAACCTACCTAACAGTCTGTACCTACAACGGCCGCGAATACGTCGCCGAACTGGACAACCTCACGCGCACATTTCACGATGTCGTCGCCGACGTATGGGACGGGCAAATCGACAACATCTCGCGCCTGTGGCGCGTGGACCCGGTGCACGGGGTCTGTTACGACGAAAGCGACCGCTTGGCGCGCGCGTTGAGCGAAACTTCACTGGATCGCGGCGAACGGCCGTACCCGGCCTTGGCGGCTTGGCTGGACCATCATTTCATGCCCTACCATGACGGCCCGGAATACGAGCGCAGCGACCGCGCCGAACACGGTACCTATCACCGCGCGATGCAATTTTGAGGACCGCACCATGACATCCGCCGATCGATACTTCCTTGCCGCCAGCGCGGGCGCCTTCGCCCTGCTGGTCCATTCCATCCTTCAGCTGTGGGGCTGACGATGCTCGCATATCTGGCCGCCTTGGCCGCCTTAATCCAGTTATGGAGACGCTGAACGTGCTGCGAATCATAGGCGATACGATTGAACTGAATAGCCGCCCCGTGGCCACGATAACGGCGCCCGAGGGCACATTGCGCGAACTGTTCGAGCACTTGCTTGAAGAAGCTAACCGCAACATTGATGACGAACTGAACGGCGCGCGCAACGATGGTTACACCGAGGGGCACAAACACGGCGTCGAGCAGGGCTACGAAACCGGCTACGATGCCGGCCGCCGCGACGCCGCGCGCGAAAGGGCGGGCGCATGAAATCCGAGGCAAACGATGACGGCTCCTGGAGCCTGTACCACAACCGCCGCCTGGTCGGGCACTATGCCCGCGCCCGGCAACCCGGCCCCGACCGCTGGCGCGGGGTGACCGTTCACGGGCGATACGTCTACGCTAGCACGCAACGCGCCATTGAGGCGGAACTGATGAGGGCATACGCATGAAACACGCGCAGAAAGAAGCAACGGTGTTCGTTTTGTTGAGCGAAGTACGGGAGGCGCTGCAAGCATATACGGATAACATTTTGACAGAGCTAAAAAAACAAGGGACGCCCACTAACCAAATTAAACAGATTGAGCACGCCTTGGGCGGTTTCCGTTCGGCAATCGACATGACGCAAGGAATAATAGAAAAGCAAATACATAAGGAGACGATGCGATGAAACCTGTTGCTCCCGCTGAATGGGGTGGAAGAATGCGCCGCCGCTGGCGCTGGTCAACGTGGCGGTTTGAATGGGGCCGCATCTATTACGCGCCGAACAATGGCGGCGCGTGGTGGCAATGGGAAAACCCATAACAAAGGAGCGGATCGTGGACGAGCTATTTATAATTCCAAAGGAGTGGTTATGAACCTCGAAGACCCGCACGTTACGGACTTGGGCCACCGGATAGGGTTCGGTCGCGTGATGCAGGCTGCGGAGGCAGCATGGTCTCGTATCGCATCGGAAAAGGGTGTGCATGGCAGCAACCATACAGTTGGCCCGTGCGCCGCACTGTTGGTGACATGCCCTCATCAAGAAGAAGGCGGCAGCGAGAAATGGCGAGACGCTAACGGTCATTGCGACTGGTGTTGCGGTGCGGGTCGCGTCACCGAACGTGTCGCGCAGGCGATGCGAGAGTGCAAATAAATAGGAGAATTTGCAGTGATCGACGTCAACAGCACGCTATCCGCGCGCGAGCGCACGCACGGCGAGTATTCGGACCAAGCGCAAACCGCGCAGGCGTTCAAGGACATCCTGCGCAGCAGCCCCGGCTATCTGAAAATGAACCCGCAGCAGCGCGAAGGCGCCGAAATGATCTGTCACAAGCTGGCGCGCTGCTGCGCCGGCGACCCGTACGAGCCGGACCATTGGCTGGACATTCAAGGTTATGCAGCGCTCGTGCATCAGCGCCTGACGCCTGCGAACGCGGTCGAAGATGACGTCAAGGCCAAAGTCTCACGGCTGAACGCCCAGCACAACATGCCCTACGATGAATCAGAACCCCGGAACTAAAGACACGGGCTGCGCCATCGCCACGCTGATTGCAATCATCGTGGCGGCGGCGTGGATCATGAGGGCGATGACATGATTGATGAACTGGCGAAGGCGTTGTGCGAGGACGCAGGATGGCGCTGGGGACGGCATCCTGTTTTAGACGAGCGATACCGGAGGAGAGTTCGAACCGTCCTGCGCCGCCTGCGGGAGCCGACGCCAGAGATGGTAGATGCGGCGGCGCGGTTAGGGTTTGGCCCGCGCCCTGAGAGCATCTCTGAAATTTTCACCGCCATGATAGACGCGGCACTAGGAGAGAGGGGCGCTTAGGCGCTAGAAATATGACGCAGACGGTTATCATATTTGCGGCGGGAGTCTTTCTGCTAGTGCAGAACCCGTTTTTGAGTGCCGAAGGCGCTTTTAATAAGCTGTTTCTGAAAGCGCCGCTGCTTCTGTTTGGCGTGGCGCTTATGTCCATCGGCTATGCCCGGTACATGGGCTGGCCTGTATAACCC